TCGTGAATAGCGGTCTTTAAGGTCTGTAATTCGCTCATGCCCTCGTTGATAGCAATGCGCTTGTCCTCCAAGTGGTAGTAGCCATGAGAGCCGCCCTCGATATTCTCAAAGGCGATAGGAACGGGGGAAGTCTTTTCAAGGGCTGCGAAAAAATCCTTGTAGCGGTCAACGTCGCCTGTCAGCTCGTCAACCGCAATGTCCGGCAGCTCCTTTCCCTCGGTCTGGGAAACGTCAAAGACGGATACCACCTTGTAGGCGGGTATGGTGACTTCCTTTTCCTCGGTGACGGGCTTCCCGTCCTTGCCGATAACGGGCTTCTGCGTGTGCGGGTCGATTTTCTGCATTTCCTGTTTGATTTTATAGGGTGACGGAGCAATGATTTTAATTCCCTTTTGCCCTTTCATCACGTTTCGTTCAAAGTTGTTCTTCCAAGCGGAAAAGCCCGCCACAAGGGAAGCGTCCGGCTTCTGCATGGCGATAAGGACGGTGTTTCGGAAGCTGTAATTATGGAATTTTGACATGACTTTCAGATATTCCCGGTAACGCTCGCTGTCAAAGAGTTCCGCAATACCCTGTTCCAGACGGTCGGTAATCTCTTTGAGCTTTTCGGCGGGCTTCTCGCTCGTCAGCACGATAGGGATAACCGGGCGCGGCTCCTGTGGCTGCTCTGCGGTCTGCGCCGTTCTCTGCCCCGGCGCGGCTGCGTCCATTTCTACCTTTGACGGGTCGGGTCTTTCCGGCTGCGGGGGCTGCGGCGTTACCCGGTATTCCTCCGGCACGTCGCGCCCGTCGTACCATTCTGTAAAGGTGTTGCGGTTGTTGTAGATATAGCCCTTTTCGGTAAACATACCGTCGTCGTTAATGGAAGCGTCCCGCCCGTATTCCTCATACATGAAATACTTTTTCGCTTCTTCGGGAAGTTCCGGTTCTTCCAGTTCATCAACCAGATAACGCCCGTATTCTTCTTCATTGTGGACGGACGGATAAATCCAGTAGCAGTCAAGGTTCTGTGCAAGGTTGATAATGTCCTGTAAGCTGTCGGCATGGTCGCCGTATTCAATGGCTGCAATGAATTTCTCCCGGTCGTCGTCAAACTGCATTTCCAAGAGCTTCCCTAAATAGTTCAGCTCGTCGGGGTGGGAATACTCGCTTAAATGCTCCGTCAAGCCGGGGATAGTGGATTGAAATTCTGTGAAATGCCATTCCTCATAGTGCTTGAAGTCAATCCCGATACGGTCAAAGACTTCTTTCAGATGTTCGGCAGTCGTGGGGAATGTCACCCATTCGCCCGCGGGTCTGCCCTCGGTGTACTTCCCAAGATTGGAAAGATAGCCGCTTAAAATCGGTTCTGCCATTTGTTCGCTCCTTTCTTTTTCAATCATGCGGTGCATAAGCTCAAAATCCTCAATGCTCATGCTCCCGTCAAATACATAGGGGTTAAAATCCTCCCCGTCCCGGTAGGGCTTTTCGGAAAAGGGAAGCCCCGCTTCATGGGCGGCTGCCCTCGCTTCCTCGATAACCTCCGGGGGAAGCCTGTCGTCATGCGCTCCGATAAAACCGTCAATGTCGTTCATGCTGTTTTCGTAGTGGTAACGCACTCCGGCGGTCAGCTCGTCAAGGCTCATGTCCTCGCCTAAATGCCCGCAATAGTAGCCGTTTAAGATAACGGCGGCGGGGTCAATGCTTTTTATTTCCTCTAACCGGCTCCTGTCCTCCGGGTAGAGCGTATCGTCCATATCAAGATGAAAATATTCCGCGTTCCATGAACGCCCCTGTTTCCAGAACGCCACCCATGCGATACCGTCCCTAAGCTCGTCTTGATAGTCCTTTACGGTGTCCCGTAAACTTGCCATAGTGAAAAACCTCCTTTCTCTGCGGCAGCGTCATAAGCTGCATTTTTTGGCTGCATGGTCTACTACGGGTACGCCCGCATTTCTGCCAAATATTTTTGAAAATTTTTAGAGGGTGAAGCCCTCCGCAAAAGAGGGTTTGGGAAACTTCCCAACAAGCAAAATCCCCGTCCGGCGCGTCAGCGTCGCAACGGGGATTTACGGAAGTGGGTACCCGCTTCCTATGCTTGCTATTCAAGTTGTTTGTCCTTTGAAATGGTTACTTTGTAATTCACATATTTACCGCCCGTGTCGGCTAAAAGTACCGTTCCGTCGTAGGTTTTGCCCGTTTTCGGAGAGTACAGTTTTTTAACTGTTGCCTTGCCGGATTTAAGAAGTGCTGCGGCAATCGACCGGGTAAAGACGGTTTTCCGTTCCTCAAAGAAACGGTCATTTTTCCACATGGTAAAGCTACACTCTTTGTTGGAACAGTAGTAGTTTTTCTTCCCCTCATAGACTGGGGATTTACAGCGGGGACACTTCCCAAGCTCTGTTTTCTCTGCCTTGAAAAGCTCCTGTTTCTCGCCCAACACGGAAGCGTAGGTTTTCACAAGCTCCTGTGCCATTGCTTCAATTCCCTGCATGAAAGCGGCAGGGTCGGCGTTGCCCTTTGCAATCTGCGTCAGATTGTTTTCCCATGCAGCCGTAAGCTGCGGAGAAGTTAAGCTGTCCGGCAGAACGCAGACAAGGTTTGTACCGTCTTTGGTAGGAAGTAGCTGCTTGCCCTTGCGCTCGATAAAGCCGCCTTTTACTAACTTTTCAATGACGGCGGCGCGGGTAGCGGGCGTACCAAGTCCCCGACGTTCTGCATCCGGGTCGGTGTCCTCATTTCCGGCGCGTTCCATAGCAGACAACAGGCTTGCTTCGTTGTGGGGCTTCGGTGGCGTGGTGTCATGCTCCGTAACCGCTGCGGCAGGATTTTCAAAGGTCTGCCCCTCGGTATAATCCGGCACATCTAACGCAAGTTCGTTTTCCTCGTCGTCGCTGTCGGGCTTCTTTTTGAGGGTAGCCCGGTAAAGCCGTTCAATGTTTTTCCACCCGGCAGCGATTACCGTCTTGCCCCTTGCCGTAAATTCATGGTCGGCGCAGGAGAATACCGCCGTTACCGCTTCGTAAACGTGCGGCTCTGCGGTCGCCATGAGTAGACGCGCCCCGGTAAGGATAAGGATATTTCTTTCACTTTCCGGCAGCGTAGTAAGGTCAGTTTTTGCAATTTCCATAGTGGGGATAATGGCGTGGTGGTCTGATACTTTTTTGCTGTTCAGAACGCGGGAAACTTCCGGCGTAAAGGAGACGCCCGCCATAAAAGGCAGCTTGCCGCAAAGCAGCGATACGATACCCGCCGCTGTGTCGCCCATGTCGTCGGTCAGATAGTTGCTGTCCGTTCTCGGATAGGTCAAGAGCTTCTTTTCGTAAAGGGTCTGTGCAAGGTCAAGGGTCTGCTTCGCTGTGTACCCGTAGATACGGTTTGCTTCCCGCTGTAAACTGGTAAGGTCAAAGAGCTTCGGTGGGGCAATGGTTTTCTTTTCACGGGTCAAGGAAGTGCAGACAGCCGCCGACGCTTCGCAGGCCGCTTTCAGTTTGCCCGCTTCATCAGCGGCGCAGATCTTCGCGCTTGCCGCTTCTGCGCCGGGGAGCATAAGGCGCACATGGTAGTAGGTTTCTTTCTTGAAGTTCATAATGGCAGCGTCCCGGTCTACAAGCATTTTTAGGGTTGGGGTCTGAACGCGCCCCACGTTCAAGGTTTTTCCATACAGGCAGGAGAAAAGGCGGGTCGCGTTAATGCCGATAAGCCAGTCAGCCTTTGCCCTGCATAGTGCGGAATGATAGAGAGCGTCATACCTGCGCCCGTCCTTCAGATTGTCAAAGCCGCTTTTGATTGCGTCCGTTTCCATAGAGGAAATCCAAAGACGGGTAAAGGGCTTCTTGCAGCCCGCTTGATGATAGACAAAGCGGAAAATCAACTCGCCCTCGCGTCCTGCGTCGCAGGCGTTCACGACTTCCGAAACGTCGGCGCGGTGCATGAGGTCTTTTAAGATTTTGAATTGTTTTCCCTTGTCGGCAGCTACGGTGTACTGCCATTCCTGCGGCAGAATAGGTAAGCTGTCATAGCTCCATTTCCTGTACTGTTCTCCATAGGCGGCAGCTTCGGAAAGCTGTACCAAATGCCCGATACACCAAGAGATAACATAACCGTTCCCCTCGATATATCCGTCTTTCTTGCCCGTAACGCCAAGGGCGGCGGCAACCGCCGCCCCGACGCTGGGTTTCTCACAAATCACAAGTTTCATTCTTCCTCGTCCTCCTGTTCGGTGTCTGCGCTGTCAGTTTCTTCCTCCGGCTCGTCCTCGTCGTATTCGTCAAAATCAAACTCGTCAAGGTCGGTGCCGCCTTTCACGCTCTGTTTTGGTTTCACAAACTTAACGTAGTAGAGGGCTGCGCCGCCGCCAAGCAAGCCCACGACAAGGAAAATCAAAAGCCCGCCCATGCCGTTTTGGGGCTGCTCCTGCTCGGCGGGTTCTTCCGGTGCGGTTTCCTTGCCTGTGCAGCTATCCATGTTGACAGAGCAGACGGGGCAGGCGGTGTTTACTTCGCCCGCCTTGCATTTCTCGGTACAGTTGCAGACAGCCGGGGACTGCTCGGTCTGTTCCTCCCCGATAATCGCCATAAGGTCGCTTTCGTCTACTTGATTTAGGAAGTGGACAGAATTTTCGCCCTCGGCTGCCCGGTCAACGATGATGTAAAAATAGTTGCCGCCTTTGCTTTTCACGACGATAAACTGCTTATCCTCGGCAGCGTCCCCGTCGATGTCGTCCACAAGGGTCATGTTGCCCTCCGGGGTAAGGGGCTGCGGTTCGGTTTCCACGATTACGCCGCTGTCATCGGTTTCCTCTGTCGTGGTCTGCGCGTAGGCAGTAACGGAAAAGCCGCCCACAAGGACAAGGGCGGCACAAAGTGCGGTAATGCTTGCAAGGATTTTATTCTTCATCTGCATTGTCCTCCTGTTCGTCATAGTCTGCGGGCATAGGGGCAATGCCCGGAATACCGCCGCCCGCAAACATGGCGGTAAGCTCCTGCGGGGTCAGACGCATGGAGCGCACAAGCTGAACGATTTGCAGATTTTCCGCTTCGGTTTTCTGTGCTTCCAGTCCGCGCAGCTTGTTCTGATACTCCGTGATTTTCTCACGGGTCTTTTGGATTTCCTTTTCAATTCTTTCGATTTTACTCATAGCCATAATGATTTTTCTCCTTTCGATTTTCAAATGTGTTGTTGTATGTCAGTTCCAGTTCATCAGCCCGTACCCTTTGATACAGGCATAGTCAAGGGGATAGCTCTTAATCTTGCAGGCGTCGCCGGAATTGCCCTCAACGGTATAGACGCGACTTTCGTCCCTGCCGATGACAAGCCCTACATGGTCTGCGCTTCCGTCTAAGTCCCAGTCAAAAAAGATAGCGTCGCCGGGGGCAATGTTTTCATAGCCCCGCGCTCCCCATTGTCCGTGAGAAGTAAACCACGGAATACCCTGCGACTGGCAGGCGGCAAAACGCGGCTCGGAAAGTCCAATTTGCCCGTAGCACCAGGACACGAAACAGGCGCACCATTCCACGCGGGAATTAAATCCGTACCAGCTCCAATAAGGATAGCCGCCCACGTTTCCGACTTGCTGCTTTGCAAGGTCAACAATAGCGGTATTGCCGGGGCGCGTTCCGTTTACAAAGTCCACGCCGCTTAAATCCTCGGACGCGGAAGTGTCGGGAGAGCCGCCGCCAAAGATAAGGGGCTTGTTTCCGCTTGTCTGTAAGTACACCCGGTACATTTCCAGTTGTTCCGGGGTCAGATTGTTTTCCGCAATGGCAGATAGCGGGGTGTTCGTCAGCTTGACGTTCAAGATGTAATACTCATAAGGCACTTGTACCGTGTAGGTGTCCGTATGCTCGTTGCCGTCCTCGTCTGTCCATGTGTCGGTGCGTTCTTCCTCCCGGTAGCGTATTTCCACTTCCTCGGTCAGCGTCAGCTTGTATTGCTGATTGAAAATCCGCTGTAATTCGCTTTGTACCTCGGCGCGGGTGTAGCTTTGATATTTTGCGGTCAGATAGGACGCTAATTCGTGTGGATTGTGTCCGATATTTGCAAGGTCATAGCGGTACTCGTCATAGCCCGGATTGTCGCGCTCGATATTGTCAACCCTGCTTTGCAGCTCGTTTTCCAATCCGGCGTAGCTGTTTTCCACTTCCACAAGGTCGCTGTCCTCGGACGTATAGGACGTTCCAAGCACGCCGTTTAACGTGCCGGAAAACATTGCCCCACAAGAGGACAGCCCGGACATAACCATGATAAAGAGCAGCAGCACCCCGACAGCGATTGCCACGCCCGCCGGGTGCCTTGCCACAAATGCTGCGGTCTGCTTTGTTTTCTCGGCGGCTTTGGCTGCCGCCTTGCGGGTGCGTTCTGCCGCGCCCTTGATACCCTTTGCGGTATTGCGGGCTTCCTTTGCATACTGCCGCTTGATTTTCTGCTTCTGCCAAAACCGGGAAATGGGGTTACTGGTTAGCTGCGGATTCTCATGCAGGGTCTTGTAATACTGAAAATCCACATTTGCCCGAAAAGCCGCTTTTTCTGCCTTTGCCGCTTCCCGGTAGGGTTTCAGCTTATGGCTGCGGTAGCCCTGCTTGATTTTCCGCGCCCCGTACTTCAATCCCCGTTCTGCGGCTTCCTCGCTCTTGTGTGCGCCCTCCACGCCGGAATTATCCTTTTCGACAGAATGGATTTTGTTATGTACCAAAATCCCGGCTTCCTGTGCGGGGCGGGATAAGGGGCTGTGTTTGTCCTTAAATCCGGGTGGCTTGTCCTTTTCCTCAAAATGCAGGCGGGTCTTGCCTTTCCCGGTGGTTTCGTCAAAGGTGCGCTCTTTTACCAGTTTCTTTTCTTTGGGGATAGCTGCCTTTGCCTTATCCAAGCGGTCGGCGGATTTATCGGATTTCTTGATATACTTTTCAAGCTCCGGGGCAGCGCGTTCCTCGTCGGTAAATTGCAGCCGGGAAGATTTCGTCCCGGCGGTAGCTTCTGCCTGTGCCTTTCGTACCGCTTTTTTAGACGCTTTGCGGGTATGGGCGGCTTCGATATGCTCCATGACGCGCTCCGTTTTGCCCGTGTCTGCTTTGGGGGCAGCTCCCGGCACATGGGGCAAGGGAGAAGTCGGGGAAGCTGCACCTTGTAGCTGCGCTGCGTCCTGTTGCTCCGGGGATTTCTGAAAATCCGCGTCCCGTATGCGGTTGCTGATACGCTCCGTTTCGCCTGTGGTCTGATTTTCTGCGATAGCCCCGTCGCGGGTCATTTTCTGCGTGATTTTATCACGGGGCTTTAATGGGTCTTTCAAGTGTTACCACCTCCAATCCGCGCCCCTGCAAGGGCGCAATACTCGGCGTTCAGTTCAATGCCGATATAGCGGCGGTCAAGGCTTTTCGCTGCAAGCCCGGTGGTGCCGCTTCCAAAAAACGGGTCAAGGACAACGCCGCCTGCCGGACAGCCCGCCAGTATGCACGTTTCCGCGAGCTTCGGGGGATAGGCGGCAAAATGCCCGCCCTTATACGGTACGGTATTGATAAGCCAAACGTCCCGCTTGTTCCTTGTGGTCGGCATAAGAGCGTCGTCATAATAGCCGCCGCTGCGGGTTTTATTGATACCCTGTACCTTGCCCTGTCCGGGTACTTCCTCGGCATATTTGTGTCCTGCGCCGCGCCCTTGTCGGTACCGCGCAGCCGTTCCCGGCGCGATCGGCTCCGCAATGGCGGCAGCGTCATAGTAGTATTTCTTTGATTTCGTCAGTAAAAAGATATGCTCATAGCAGCGGCTCGGTCGGTCGCGGCAGCTCTCCGGCATGGGGTTTTCTTTCAGCCAGATAATATCGCTGCGTAAATACCACCCGTCAGAGCGCAGGGCAAAGGCAAGAAGCCACGGAATACCGATTAAATCCTTTTGCTTGCAGCCCGCTTTCATGCCTGTGCCGCAGTAGGTATCTGCGATATTCAGCCAAAACGTCCCGTCGTCTTTAAGTACCCGGCGCAGCTCCCGGAACACTTCCACAAGCCGCCCGATATACTGCTCCGGCGTGTCCTCCCGTCCGATTTGCGCGTCAAGCCCGTAGTCCCTTAGTCCATAGTAGGGCGGGCTTGTGACGCAGCAGTTCACGCTTTCGCTCGGCAGCTCCCGCAGGGCATAGAGGGCTTCACGGTTGATGATTACGTCCGTTTTCATGGCTTGCTCACTTCCTCCGGCTTTGTCGTAAGCAGACGGTAAAGCTCGGTGTCCGTCGGGAAGCGGTCAATGAACGGCAGCACCACATTCCCGTAAAAGATAAGCCCCTCGCCCGCTTCGGTATGGGTAACGTATTTCATCTGCTGCGGGGAAATGTTGAGCTGCTTTGCAAGGATAGCCCGGTCGCCCTGTGCCTGATTGAGCATGAGGACAAAATCAGAGTTTTCAAAAATATTCTCGACTTCGCGGCTGCTTAAAAGGTCTTTGACGTTCTGCGTGATAGCGGTCGGTATGCCGCCCCATTTACGAAAACGCTTCCAAATCTCCACGGAATAGGCTGCGGTCTGTTCCTCTTTCAAAAGCAAATGAAACTCGTCCATATAGTAACGGGTCGCCTTTTTCTCGGCGCGGTTTACGGTAACGCGGTTCCACACCTGGTCTTGCACAATGAGCATACCTAATTTTTTGAGCTGCTTTCCAAGCTGCTTAATATCAAAGCAGACAAGGCGGTTTGAAAGCTCCACGTTGGTACGGTGGTTAAAGACGTTCAGAGAGCCGGAAACATAAAGCTCCAATGCCGCCGCAATGCGGGCAGCTTCCGGCTCCGGCTGTTTCAGCAGTTCGTTGTAGAGGTCGCCCAAAATCGGCATTTTTGCCGGGTCGGGGTCTGCAAGGAAAGGTCGGTACACATTCCTAACGGCGCGGTCAATGACGGTCTTTTCCACTGGCTGCAAGCCCTCTTTGCCGCCGATAACAAGCTCGCAGAGGGAAAGGATAAAGTCGGATTTCAAGGCAAGCGGGTTGTCGTCCTCGGAGTAGTTGAGGTTAATATCCATGGGGTTCACATACTGGGGCTTGCCGTCCATACCTTTTCCTGTTGGCGACAGGCGTATCACTTGCCCGCCCAAACGCTGCACAAGGGAGAAATACTCGGCTTCGGGGTCGCAGATGATAATATCGTCGTCAGTAATGAGAAAGGCGTTTGTCATTTCCCGTTTTGCCGCAAAGGATTTACCGCTTCCCGGTGTTCCGAGGATAAGCCCGTTGGGATTTTTCAGTTGCTTGCGGTCGCAGAGTATCATGTTGTTTGACAGCGCATTTAAGCCGTAGTAAAGGGCTGCGCCCCGCTGAAAAAGCTCCTGTGTGATGAACGGGATAAAAATAGCGGTGCTGCTGGTCGTTAATCCTCTTTGAATGGGGATAAGGTTCTCTCCAAGAGGGATAGAGGACATAAAGCCCGCTTCCTGCAAATAGTCAAGGCGGGTCAGAGCGCAGTTGTTTTTCTGTGCAAAGCCCGCCGTAGCAAATACGTCATTATCCAGCTTCCGTTTTGTGTCTGCCATGTTTACCACAAGGAACGTCAGCAGAAACATTCTTTCATTTCTGCTCTGTAAATCCTGCAACAGGTTCTTTGCTTCGCTGCCGAAAGTAGCAAGGTCGGACGGAATTATATCCATGTCATACCCGCTGCGTACCGCTTTTTTCTGTTCCTCAATCTTCATCTTGTCGAGGTCGGTTATCTTGCGCTTAATGGTCTTGATTGCTTCGCTCTGGTCGATACTACGGATATGCAGATTGACGATTATCCCGTTTTCAAGGTCGAGAATGTCCGAAAGCATACGGTCATTCAGCTCCGGCGCAAGGATTTCAAGGAAACTAACCGCACCGAGCTTACGCCCCATGCGGAATGTGCGCCCGTCGCCAAAACGGAACGAGGACGGGGCGATAAAGTCCTTTGTAGAAAGCCCCGACGGTACAAGCCAGTCCCAAGAGAAGCGGAACGGCTCGCCCTCCGGGTGGAAAATCCCATGCAGTACATTCAAGCGTTCCTGTCCGTTCATGGGGCGGGCTGTTACGCCAAGCACCTTAAAATTATTGAGTACGTCGGTTTCGATACGGGAAAGGCGGGCTTTTGCGGCTGCGAGATTGTCCGCTTCAATGGAAAAGGTAATGTACTTGCACTTTTCCAGTCCGTTGTTGCCTTTTTCAAGCTGATTTTTCAGCATATCCGCGTACTCCCTGCGGATAGAGTTAAAAGCGTCGTCCTGCGCCGGAATTTCGATAGCCGCCTGTGCCTTTTCCTTTCTTGCGCCCTGATTGATGAAAGAGAGCTGCACCGATACGGAAGCGTCAAAGTAGTTGAGAAAATCGCACCAGTTTTCAAAAATGGCGGTCTTATCGTCTGCCTGTGCAAGCTGATAGTTAATATCTTCAAAGACAAGGCTTTTACTATATTTCTTTTCCGTTACCCTGCAAATCCCGTCCGGGTACATCTGCAAGTAGGGAATGGTCTGCTGTGCGGTGTGGGGCTTCCCGTCGCCCTTTGCCGCCTGTATCACGGCGGCGATTTCTTTCTTTTCTGCGCGGGTCAGCTTACGCTTCACGGGATTTTTTACCGCGCGGGTCATGGTTTTTCGTTCTGCCATTGACAATAGCCGATACCTCCTTTTCCAGTTTTCGTTGTTTTTCTATGACGGCATAAAAATTTTCCGTCTGATAGGGGCGTTCCTTTGGTCGGATAAACTTTGTCTGAATGACGTTCTTTATCACGACTTCAAGGGGCTGCCCGTGTTTTTCATACATTGCCAAGAGGAAGCAGGGAAGCATAACGACAATCATTGCAAATGCCGCCATGCTTGTTCCCGCGCTGTCTTTGAGCAAAAAGAAAAGCGGTAGTCCCATAGCGAGGGCTGCCGCAAAACAAATGATTTGCCGCTTTGTCAGATTAAAAGCGACTTTCGTTTTGATTTTTGATAAGTCTTTGGGTACGGGTACATACGCCAAGTGAAAACCTCCTTTCGGTCTTAATGGGCATTAAAGATTGACTTCGCAAGTGCGCCTGTTTTGAATAGGGAGAAGCACAAAATCACGGTGTAGGCTGCAAGGGAGAAAATCGCGCTGTGCAGGTTGTCCGCTACAATCATGCTGCCAACCAAAACCGCATAAATGCCGACGCATATCATAATGAGGAAGCCTTGAAAACCGAGGGCGAACAGGGCTTTTAAGTAGTTATTGCCTATCTGTCCCCACTCTCTGTTGGTCATAGTTGCAAACGGGATAGGCGATACCGAACAGTAAAGGTAAATTTCTATCATTCTGCCGTACAGGATAACCGTGATAAGCACCGACATGATTTTCATGCAAAGGCTCACAAGGCTTGTTTCCATAACAAGCAGTAACAGTTCGGGGATTTCCATAGCGTCAAGTCCGGCTTGCATGGACGAGAGGGCGGCGTCAACGTCGATATTCGTATTGCCGCCGATCACGCCCGCCGCGCCGGAAACAACGTGCTGCGCCATATCGAACACCGCCATAGTGATAGTAAAGGTGTGGGTAACGAGATACACTGCTACCCACGCCTTGAAAAACCACTTAAAGAACATGAACGTGTCAATATCGTGCATATTGTTCTTTTCCGTTACCATGCTGATAAGCTCCACGCATAGAACGTAGGTAATGACAAGCCCCGCAATGGGTACAATCACATTTTCCGACAAGCCCTGTATCATGGAAAATATGCCTGCGTTCCACCCCTGCGGGGTTTGTCCTACCTCTGCGGCGATAGTTCCGACTTTTTCGTTTACGTCCCCGAACATAGTTGACAGATTACCGTTAATGGCTCCAATGAGGATTTCCTTTATCCATTCGTTAATCGCGTCAAGTATGCTCTGCATAAGCTATACCCGCCGCTTAACCGAACAGGCCGGAAAGCAGAGGTACAAGGGTGCCACCGATAAGGGCAACGCCGCCGCCCGCCATAAGCTGTTTCATGCCCTGGCTTTTTGCACCTGGGTTGTCATTTCCGTAGCCCTCCAAGAGGTTGATAACGCCCCAAATGCCAAGTCCGGCTCCGAGAGCGATAACGAGTGTCTGTAAAACGCCTACTGCGCTGTTGAAAAATGCCATAAAAAACTCCTTTCTGCCGCTTTGCGGCTGCCCGAAAAAGGGCATAAAAAACGGCGGTCAGTTTTCATAACTGCCGCGGTCATAAGTCCCCGCGCTGCGTAATTTCTGCGGCGCGGCGGTATTCAGTTGTAAGGGTGCGGCTTCCTGCCGCGATACGCGCAAGGAGTAGGGGCGCGTACCATGTAGCCCGTGTTTATTGTTTTTACTTTAAGCTCCCTCCTTTTCAAAAAGTGGTGTGTAGACAGGCATAATGCCGTACTGCCGTTCCCGGACAGCTTCGATATACTTGATATAGGAAATACCTGCCTGTCTTGTCCTGCGTTCCTGTTCCCGCTGCATTTCCTCGGCGGCTTCCATAAGCCCGCTGATAGCCCGGATTAGCTGCTGTTTTGCCTTTTTCTTTCTGATACGCTTATTCATTCTGCGTCCTCCTGCAAATCTGCTTCGTCAACTTCGTAGTAGTCAAATACCTCGTCCGGCTTCACGATTGCAGGACGGCGGCGCAAGTGCTTTTCCATGTCAAAGGCGTTTTTCTTGTCAAAGTCGGAAAGGTACTTGTACTTCGGGTGTTTGGTAATGTCATATTTCTCGGAGAAGAACGGACGCACACCGCGTAGCTGCAAGATACATTTGCCGCCGTCCATGACTGCAATTTCATCTTCGCTCATAAGTTGCTTGCCTAATTTCTGATAGTTCAGCCCGTGGGAAAGCTCCCGTCCTCGCGTTTCGGAAGTGTTAAAACTGTCAATCGTTTCTTTCCCCAAGATTTCCGACATTTCTTTAAGGGTCGTTTTCTCCTTGCCGCCCAAGAACAGGGTCGTATCGCAGTTGCCGACAATGGTATCGGCGTTGTCCTTGTAGATAGCCTTTAGCTGCGACTGGCTCTGCAAGATGATGGACGCGGAGATTTCGCGGCTCCTTATCGTGGCAATGAGTTTTTCAAACTTCGGTATCTGCCCGATATTTGCAAACTCGTCAAGCAGACAGCGCACATGAACAGGTAGCCGCCCGCCGTACACATCATCTGCCTTGTCACAAAGCAGATTGAAAAGCTGTGTGTAAAGGATTGATACAACAAAGTTAAAGGTGTCGTCGGTGTCGGAGATAATAACAAAAAGCGCGGTCTTTCGGTCGCCTAAGGTGTCAAGCTCCATTTCGTCGGTTTCCATCAGCTCGCGCAGTTCCCGAATGTCAAAGGGGGCAAGACGCGCACCGCAGGAAATGAGGATAGAGCTTCTTGTTTTTCCGGCAGACAGCAAAAACTTCTTGTACTGGCGCACCGCAAAATGTTCCGGGTCTTTTTCCTCCAAGCGTTCAAACATGAGGTCAACGGGGGATTGAAATTCCGGGTCGTCCTCGCGGGCTTCCGACGCATTTATCATTTCAAGCAGCGTCGTAAAGTTTTTCTCATTCTCTGGGGCTTCGTACCAGATGTAGCCGATAAGGGCGCAGTAAAAAAGCCGTTCCGATTTCACCCAAAAATCCTCGCCGGATTTTTCCCCGTCGCCTTTGGTGTTGGCGATAATGGTATTTACCAGTTTCAAAATATCCTTTTCGCTGCGCAGATAGGCAAAGGGATTGTACCGCATGGATTTCTTGAAATTGATGGTGTTTAGCACCTTGATTTTGTACCCGCCCCGCTGCAAGAGCTTCCCACACTCGATTAAAACCGTTCCTTTCGGGTCAGTGACTACATAGCTGCTGTGCATTTGCATTAAGTTGGGCTTTACAAAAAACCTCGTTTTGCCGCTGCCGGAGCCGCCGATTACAAGTACGTTTTTGTTTCGTGCATATTTCGGGTGCTTCGGGCGGCTGCTCATCATCAGCCTTTCGGTCTGCGTCAGCAGCACGTTATTTTCAAATATGGGGTCGATATATGGCTTTATATCCTCGGCATTGCCCCAACGTGCAGAGCCGTACTCCATGCCCTTACGGTATTTCTTTGCGTTCTTGCCTTTCACATACACCGCAAGCCGGATAACGACAGCCCCGACAATGCCGATAAGCAAATCCGTAGGGGCAAAACTCGGCAGGGCATTTGAAAAGGCGGCAGAAAAGCCGCTGCCAATGGAAAGCAGCTTGCCGGAGAGGTCAGCCCCCGGCGAGAGCCGCACCGCCTGTCCGACTTTATCAAAGAGATACACAAAGAGCAGATAGGGGGCGTTTAGGATAAGCAGCTTCTTGATGTTCGGCTTCATAGCGATACCTCCCTGTCCTTGTGTTTTGTCTTTTGACGGTTTGCGTTAAGCTGCTTTGCTGCTTCCCGGAATGTGGCAAGTGCCTTTCGGATAGAGGGCTTTTGCTCCTGCGTCAGCTTTTTTGCGGAAAACTCCTTAAAGGCTGCGGTCAGAGCGTCCGCGTCCCGCCCCTTGAAAAAGACAAGATAACGGGGCGGCGTTTCGGTGCTGTCTTTCTTTAAGGCAAAGTCGATACCGTATTTTTTCGCCGTCTGCTCAAAGGCTTTGATATTGCCCTCGGTTATCTCAATGTTGGATAGCCCCGCGTTCTGCTTCGCAAGCTGCTTTAGGGTCTGCTTCCCGTGGGGCTGTTTTTCCTGCTGCTTTTTTGCCTGTGCAAGCATGGCTTTGATTGCCTTTTGCAGCATTTCAGCGGTCAGCTTTGCTCCCTTGACAGAGAGCGCAACCACTTTTTCGTTGATTTCGTCTTGCAATGTTTACCGTCCTCCTTTCCCGGTAGTGATAGTGTTAAGGTGGTACGCCGCTTTTGAGTGCGAAAAAAGGGCGTCCGTTCTTCACGTCGCCCCGTTAAATCCGTACCCGCAGCCCGTTCAAATCCTCGGCGCGGATACCCACAAGATACCAGTTGTCCCCGTATTCAATGCGGGTAGGCTTCCATTTGCCGCCTGTGAATACGTCCATGCACTCGCCGCAATGCAGACCGCCGTAATAGTCGGCAATGTCAAAGCGAATGTCGTAGCGGTCAGCGGTTTCGTCAAAAATCAAAGCTCCTGTTTTCTGTGCCATGTGGTAAATCCTCCTTTTTTCGTTTACAGGCTTTCGCCCTCATTGTAGGTGTAATAGTCCGGGTCGCCGTACTTCGGCTTCCTCGGTGCAAGTGCGCCGCTTGCCATATCGTGAGCCACAAGGGAAGTGTAATAGCTGTCAATGGTAGACGGGGCATTGAAAAGCACCGCCTTTAGGTACTGCTTGATGTTGCGGATTTTCGTGGTGTTCTCCTGCATACAGTCAAGCACAAAGCGGATATGTTCGCTGCTGAGCTTCATAAACTTTGACTTCACAAGCTCTGCGGGGTAATCGTCCCCGGCAATACGGATTTTCTTTCTTGCCGTACAGACGGTTTCAAGCATGAGGTCAACAATCTCATTCAGACGGTCATGGTCAAACTTCATATCCTGCAAGAGAATGTCATACTCGATATTGTCCTTGATGATTTCCTCATACACTCTGTAAGCGTCGTTCCTTTCCGTTCTTTTCCGTTCCGGCGGCTCTGCTGCTTCGTCCTCGTCCAAAGGCAAGGGATTTAGGGAATGGATAGGAATGGAATGGGTACTTGATAAATCTGTAATTGATTTTTCTTTTTTTGGTAAGTTAGTTCTTGATATATCTTTATTTAATTGCGTTGGATTTTCCGACGTCGGATTATCCGTTGTCGGATTTTCCAATATCGGGTTATCCGCTGTTGGATTTTCCAATACCGGGCAATCCAATTCCGGCGGCTGCGGCTGTTCGTAAATGGTGTACTCAATAGCGGTCATTTTGCCTTTTTCGTCGCGTCCCTGCCGCCTTGTGATATATCCGGCTTTTTCAAGCTCCCAAACGGCGGTACGGATAGCGTCGATACTTTCCCGGTTGATGTAGGACAGCCCCGAAAGGGTGTAGTCCCAATCCTCCGGCAGGGACAGCATTTGAGATAACAGCCCCTTTGCCTTTAAGGAAAGCTCCTTATTGCGTAAGTGGTGGTTGCTCATTACGGTGTAGCCTGTGTTGCGTTCCACACGGAAAACTGCCATAGCTTCATCACTCCTTTGTTGTGGATTTGTTACGCAGTAGAACGGCGATTTTGAGGGTTTAGGTATCAATCCCTTGCCGTGTGAAAAATGCACCCGCAAAGCCGCTTATAGCAAGGCTTTTTCTGCCCCTACTGCGTAACAAAGGGCATGAAAAAAGCGGCGTTCCTGTTCTTCCGTGTGGAAGTGGGAAACGCCGCTTGTGCGGTGCAATGTTTAGTTGTAGTACAAACCATGCTTGTCCGTTGTCCGAAAAGCCTTGATTTTACTGTATTTCAAAAAGTATCGTTATCTAACCTCATCTTTCAATCGTCCAAACTTCAAAAAGCTCGAAGACGCAATCCGCAAAGGCGCGATTGACTGCATCGTGGTCAAAGACCTCAGCCGCTTTTCGAGAAACTACATCGACGGCGGTCGGTATCTGGAAAAGATATTCCCGCAGCTCGGCATCCGCTTTATCGCGGTCAACGACGCTTACGACAGCCTGACCGGCGATCCGCAGTCGGATTCCTTTGTTATCCCGTTCAAAAACCTCATCAACGACTCCTACTGCAAGGATATATCCATGAAAATCCGATCCAGCTTGGAGGTCAAGCAAAAGAACGGTGAGTTCGTCGGGGCATTCGCGCCCTATGGCTACAAGAAATCGCCGGATAACAAAAACCAGCTTATCGTCGATGAGGCCGTCAGCGAGTATGTGCAGACGATCTTTGCCATGTACAAGGATGGCTTCTCCATCGGTCGCATTGCTGCAAGGCTGAATCAGATGGGCGTGCTTTCTCCAATGGAGTATAAGCACTCGGCGGGAGTGAAGTTCGATACCGTCTTCAAGACCGGCGACACTGCAAAGTGGACTTACAAGGCTGTCCAGCGCATCCTCACTAATGAGGTATATATCGGTGTCCTTGCCCAAGGCAAGCGCGGTACGCCAAACTACAAGGTGCGCGTTGTGCAGCCGAAAGACGAAATCGAGTGGGTCAAGGTCGAGGGGGCGCACGAAGCACTTGTTTCCTATGAGGATTTCATGGCCGTCAAGACCATGATGAAGCGGGATATGCGCTGCTCGCCTGATCAGGATGAGGCACACCTGTTTTCCGGCTTCCTGTTCTGTGGGGACTGCCAGCAGTCTATGACACGCAAGACCGTCCCGTCGAAGACAAAGAAATACATCTACTATGTCTGCTCAACGAATAAGCATAACCGGACCTGCAGCCCACACAGCATCAGCGCAAAAGAGGTTGAGGAAAAGGTGTTCCGTGCCATCCATGACCAGATCGAGCTTGTGGTCAATCTGGAAAAAGCGCTTGAGATGATCGAGCGGCTTCCTTCTCAGAACCGCAAGGCATTCAACTATGAAGCGCAGATTGCGAAGCTCGAAGAAGAGATTGAGCGCTATCAGAAGCTCAAGCTCCGGCTCTATGAAGACCTCTCGGATGGGATCATCGACAAGTCGGAATACTTTGAGTTCCGCAACAGCTACACCAAAATCATTGAGGAAAAGCAGGAAGCTCTTCTTCGGGTGAAGAAGGAAATGAAGCAGTCGGTCGCAACCGGGGCTACGGAACGGAACTGGGTCACGCTCTTCAAGCAGTATGAAAACATTGAAGAGCTGAACCGCCGCGTCCTCATGGCGCTGGTTGACCGCATCCTGATTTATGAGGATCACGCGATAGAGATTGTCTTCAAGTACAAAGACGAGTATCAGCAGACACTTGAATATGTTCTCGGCTATGCCGACGAACTTGCCGTTGCCGGATAAAGGAGGGATGAGCGCATGGCACGAAAAAGCAGAAAAGTCGCAGCCGCAGAGCCGGTTTGCGAAGCAGCACCGCTGCAAATCTTCCCGACAGCCATTTATGCCCGTCTCTCCGTGGAGAATAGCGGCAAATCTGAGAAGGTGGATGTCATCACCAATCAGATTGAGATATGCAAGTCCTATATTGCCGGTTGCCCGTATCTCGATCTCGTCGATGTCTATGTGGATAACGGACGGACGGGGACGGTTTTCGACAGGCCTGAGTTTAACCGCCTGATGACTGACATCAAGAGCGGCAGGATCAAATGCCTTGTAGTCCGCGATCTCAGCCGTTTTGGCCGTGACTACATAGAAACCGGAACCTACCTTGAGCGCATTTTTCCACAGATTGGCTTGCGGTTTATTGCAATCAAGGAACACTACGACAACTTTGATACGGACGGCTCAAATGAGAGCCTGATGATCCCGCTGCAAAACATGATCAACGCCCTGTACTCGAAGGATATTTCACGGAAAGTCTCCACCGCTTTGAAAGCACAGATGGAGCAAGGGACCTTCCAGAAGCGCAATCTTCCGTACGGCTACCGGTGGAATGAAGACCATACAAACATGGTTATTGACGAAGAGACAGCGCCGTATGTGCGGCTCATGTTCCAGTGGAAAATCGAGGGCTGGTCAATCCCGATGATCCTTAACGAGCTTGACCGGCTGGGTGCGCCAAATACGGAGCTGCGGAAACGCCAGAACGGAACCCGCAAAGGCGACGGCTGCTCCTGCAAAGGCTGGTACAGTTCAACGCTGTACGGCATCCTGAGCAATCCGCATTATGTGGGTGATACCGTCCTTGGCCGCTCCATGAAGGCGATCTACAAGGGCATCAAATCCCATAATGTCAAGGACAAGGATAAGTGGATTGTGTTCCCGAACACGCACGAAGCGCTTATTTCCCGTGAAGACTTCCAGAAGGTGCAGGACATCCTCCAAGCGGCTTCTGAGGCTCGCCAGACGAGTATGCAGAAAACCGAGGAAATCCGGGCAACGCTCGTAAACCTTTTCGAGGGAAAAATCGTCTGCGCTGATTGCGGGAAGAAGATGTACTTCCACCGGAAACGGATCGACAAGGACAAGCGGAAGCGCTGGTATGCCTTCTATGAATGCAGTACCTCAGTAGGTCGGCGCTATGAGCATTGTACTTCCCATTATACGAGGCAGGACATGCTTGAAGCGAATGTGCTTGCAGCGATCCAGCTTCAAGTCAAGGCAGCGCTTGATTATGACAAGCTGCTGGATAAGCTCAGGGGCAGCGAGGGCGAGAAAAACATCCGAGATCAACAAAATGCCCTCATTACAAGCCTGAATCTGCGGCTCAACGGCGTTTCTAAGAAGCGGACACGCCTCTACGAGGATTATGCCGAAGGGCTTCTGGATGAAGCGGAATACTCCTTTGCCAAGAAGAGCTATGACGAACAATACGCTGACCTGTCCCGCCGTCTGGATGAGGCAGTACAGCGCCGGAGCAAATTCGACGAAGCTATGTCGGTCGATAACAAGTGGATTACCTTGATGAAATCCGTCAGCACGGCAACGCAGCTCTCTCAGGATTTAGTAGACGAGTCTGTTGAATTGGTCAAAGTCCATGAGGGCGGCGCTGTCGAACTGGTCATGAAGTACGGTGACATCTACGAGCTGACCATTCAGAGTATCAAAGAAGTTCAGGAGGCGATGTAAATGAACAAAGACTACACAATCGGTATCTACATCCGCCTCTCTATGGCTGATGAAGATACCGGCACCGGCAACAAGGCTGAGAGTGACAGCATAAGCAACCAGCGTATGCTCATCAACCGATACCTTGACAACCATCCGACGCTTTCCAAATATCCGAGACTTGAGTTCGCGGATGATGGCTATACCGGGACAAATTTTCATCGTCCTCAGTTCTCGGCGATGATGGAGAAAGTCCGGCACGGGGAGATCAACCTGATCTGCGTCAAAGATTTTTCCCGCTTTTCTCGTGATTACATCGAGACGGGCAATTATCTCGAATGCACTTTCCCGTTCATGGGCGTTCGCTTTATCTCCATCAACGACGGCTATGACAGCGACGATTACAAGGGAACAACCGGTGGCCTTGAGGTTGTCATGCGCAGCATCATCTATGCCGCATACAGCAAGGATCTTTCTGTCAAAACGACAACGGCAAAAATCCAGATGATGAAGCAAGGCAAGTATGTGGGCGGCTACGCTCCTTACGGCTATGTGCTTCATCCCGAAATCCGCAACAAGCTCAAGCTTGACCCGGAGGCCGCAGAGGTCGTGCGCAGGGTCTTCGATGAAGCCCTTGAAGGCAGGAATACCTCACAGATTGCTCTCAGTCTGAACGATGATAATATCCCGACGCCCGGGCAATATTTCAAAGGCAAACATCCTGACAAGAAGAAGTATAGCCGCATGAGCGAAAAGATAAGCTGGACGGCCTCTATGGTCTACAAGATCCTGACGAGCTATGTTTACACAGGGGCAACGGTCGGCCACAAGCGAAAATCCGGCGGCGTAGGTTCTCGGAAAACTATTTCTCAAAAGAAAGAGGAATGGATCATCGTCGAAGGGATGCACGAAGCCATTGTCAGCAAGGAAGAGTTTGAGCTGGCTCAGGCAGTCATCCGGGGCGGCGAGAAGAATCCTAAACGGAATCTGCGCTATTATCCCCTCAAGGGTCTTGTGTGCTGCGGCAACTGTAAACGCGCCCTTACCCGGCGAAAGCTCCGAAATGAGGGTGGATATTTCTATCAGTGTACTTACTCAACACATGACCGCGATACGGAGTGCCCGGTTGGTGAAAGATACAGCGAGGCATGGATTGAGGACACCGCTTACAAAGCGATTGGGCAAATGCTCACACTGGTCGAAAAGAAAGCTGTTAAAGAGCATGAGATCAGCAAGCGCAGGAAATCTGCCATCACAGAATGCGCGGATGCAATCCGCGATTTGCAGAAGCAGTACGAACAGCTCAAGGCAGTGAAGCTCCGGCTGTATGAGAAATACACTTCCGGCAGCATCACAAAGGCTGAATATCTCAAGCGGAAAGCAGAAACAGACGCGAAGATGTCTGAGAATGAAGAAGCAATCCAGCAAGGTCATCAGCGGATGCAGGAGCTTGATTCTGAACATCCCTGTTCGGATGAAAGGCTTGATGCGGTGCTCGGCGAATACCAGAAAGGCGCAGGGCTTACATACGAGCTTGCTCATGCTCTAATCTCCGCTATCTATATTCATGGGCATGACAGCATCGAAATCGTCTGGCAGTTCAAAGACATCTTTGAGGATGCAGAAATCTAATAGGCTGAATGTTACAAGCCGTTCACGGGTGGTCATCCACCTATGAACGGTTTGTAAAATCTCAAAAATTTTTTAGTTCCTACTTGACACAAGAAGACATG